CGACATCATCCGCAGCAAGACCATCGCCAAAGTCACCAGCACCAACGTGTGCTGCACCTACGAGGACGGCAGTTACTGCGTGCCTTGCGTTCTTATGGCTTGCTGATCGGCGGAAGTCCCCTTCACTGCTGTACTTGGCTGAACTATCTGGAAATCCCGGATAGTTCCAACTCATCAGCCGGGCTTACAAGTCTTTGACACTACCAAGCTGTATGTACCGTACATAGAGCGTACGGATTACCCTACTACTGTACTAACTTATTTACTGCAACAATAGGTGCTGGCTCAACCTATCAGCATGCTCCTATCCGATCTGTGGATCGCTTTCCAAACAGAACGCGCCATATCGCTTTGCCCGACAAGTCTTACATCAGACTACAAGCAAGTTACTAAATGGCTAGCTCGCTGCCCTCAGCAAGATATTTCCCGAGCTCGTGAGATCATGATCTGGGTACTAGGTCAACAGCCAGTACTCACATCCAGACGTGTTGCTATGTATCTTAAAACAATGTATCGCTGGGCTGCGCAGGAAGACGTAGCACTTATACCGCGTAACCCGTTAGCTAGCTTCAAAATGCCCAAAGCACCCCAAAAAGATGAAGATATAATAGTAATACCGCGTAATGAAGTAGGACTTGTCCTAGCCGCATTAGAAGCTAAGCAAACGTACAAGCACGTTAACTGGGCTTTATACACAGAGTTTATGCTCCAAACAGCTATGCGCACAGGTGAAGTCCGTGCGCTAACGTGGAACGACATTAAAGATAATCGTGTGTTAGTCCATCAAAATTACACACTTACTCATGGAATAAAAAATAGTACAAAAACTAACAAAAAACGCTGGGTACCACTTAACCAACGCTGTCTCGACATACTATCTAGTTTACCTCAAACAGATGAGTATTTATTTCCTTGGGATCGCCTTGCCTTCCAGAGCTACTTTCGTAAAAAGCTAAGCCCTCTCAAACAAGTAGAACTAATCTCACACTTATACCGTCCTTACGACTGTCGCCACACCGCCATCAGCCGTTGGATCGAAGCAGGGATTCCCGTACCTCAAGTCGCTGCATGGGCGGGAAACACAAGCGAGGTGATCTTCAAGCATTACTGCAACACTACCCAGGAATACGAAATGCCTGTACTATGAGAAGCGAAAGCTTCCCTTACGCATGGCTGACACCGTATTTGAATGGAATGTGGCAAACATGGAGCGCCACACCTCTGATGGTGCAATTTTTACGGTTCATTATACGATTGCAGCTAACAACGGTATCTACAGCAGCTCTGCCTATGGCAGCGTCGGTTTGGAGCAGCCAGATCCTGCCACCATGATCCCCTACGCCGATCTCACAAAAGACGTCGTGCTCGGATGGGTGCAGGACAAGCTGGGCGGTCCCGAAAAGATCACCGAGATCGAGAACGCCCTGCAAGCCCAAATTGATGAACAACAGGCGCCTACAAAAGCTGCTGGTGTGCCATGGGTTTAATCATTACCGTCGGCGCATCACTGCTGGCCATCTCCATCCTTGGTTTGATGGTGTGGCAATGGTGTCATACCTACGACTGGCAGGATCGGTTTTGGTGATCTTGCCATAGTTGCGGGGCAACGGTGCTTGCAACACCTTGCCCCCGGCCACCGTGCTTTTCCACGATGACAAAAAGAGCTTATCACCGCCGCTCCGACCTGAGCTGCGAAAAAGCCAACGAGCTTTTTACTTACAAAAGCGGAAATCTTTTCTGGAAGGTTTACAAGCCTCGCCGCAAAATGGGACGCCCAGTCGGCACTCTTTCTGCTAAAGGGTATTTACAGGTTGGTATTGACGGAAAACTATACTATGTACATCGCATTGTATGGGCAATGCACGGTAAAAATCTCGCCCCTGTCTTAGACCACATTAACGGGAATAAGGCGGATAATCGCATCGAGAATTTGCGTGCGGCCACATACTCCCAAAACGGCATGAACCGGGGAGCTAACTCAAACAGCGCATCGGGCGTCAAGGGCGTTTACTGGTATAAAAACATCAGCAAATGGAGAGCCGTTGTCCAGTTAGACCGTAGACAGCATCACGCCGGCTACTTTGACACAAAAGAAGAAGCTGCTGCAGCAGCATTGGCACTACGCGCAAAGCTACACGGAGAGTTCGCGCAAGGCTAGTTACTATGGTGCTGGCTTTTCTGATTTCTGCATGGCTCGCTGGGATCGGCTTGGCTTACTGTCTAGTGGCAATCAACCCACGCGATAACGATCACTGATGGCAACAAAAGCTAAAACAGGCACTGCCCATATAGAGCACATATCAGGACGCCCCAAAACCACAAGACAGGGTTACGGCCAAAACTCTCGCCCTCGCCGCCGTGGCAAGAAAAAGCGCGTGGGCCAAGGCAAACCATAAACCTCTGCTACCGCTCAACGCTACGCTGAGGTATCAGAGAGACCATCAGCCGTCCTCGTGGCTACCCCACCACCCACACCGCCCGAGGACTCGCGGCCACAGACTCAGCGCATAAGCCGTATCCAAGTCATGGAAGCGACTGCCGCCGCCGTACTAGCTGCCGCCATTATCAGCACCGCCGGCGGCATGAGCTGGTTAGTAATACAACTCCCCAATAGATTACAGCAACTCGAAGGTCAAATAACCCGCATCTTAAACAACCAAGAACGCTTTGAAGGCCGTTTCGCCAACCTAGAAGAAAAAGTCCAAGAACACGACAGGCGCATAATCAAGCTGGAAATGCGATGAGCACCCTAGTCAGCACAATCGACCTCGGTGATGGCTACACCATCGACCAGCTCTGTTCCGAGGACGGCGCCACCTACTACCGCACCTGCTTCAACAGCATCTGCCGCTACTGCGAAGACGAGTATATGAGCCGCATGTACGCCGAGCAGATGGGCTACACACCTAAGCCTTAAGCCCCAAACGCAGGGCCCGGGTCCCGTCCCGTCGTCACCACCGCAACCGCACGCCGGTAGAAATCACAGTCGGTCTTGCCCGCCTGCTCGAGCGCAGCCTTGACCTTTGCCCAGTTCTCCCGAGTGCGGTCATCCATTAGTACAACCACTCCGCCGCAGGCCGTGCCCCTGCGCCCGGTACGAAACCACCTCCATCCCGCGTATCTAAGTGGACAAAACCGCGGCCCCGTCCGTCACCTAACCCGCCCGTCCACCGATTGCGGATCCACTGGTAGAAACTCTCCAGGCTCCGATCCACCGGATAGACGTCAAAAGCCTCCCCTGCAACATGCCTCGAGCCCGGCACACCACCAACCTGTGCATTGATGGGCTCCGGCCTGTAAAAGCTCGTCACCCCCAGCGGCCGACCCCACGCCTCCCTCACCCGTTGAAACTCCGCTGCCGTTCGCAGTAAGCGCATACGCACCGAGGACGCCGACCCCGGAATCCGCCGCTTATCCCACTGCAGAATCTCACCCACGCTGAGGTTCGGCGTCACCATGCACCCAAAATCGCTCCAGTCGACATCGCTGGCCATCCCAGGCGCGTCGGCCACCACCTTCCGCCAGTGCGGCTCAAACAGGAACCACGTTCCAGAATCGGCTGCCAACTCCACCCGCGCATGCGCATCCGCCACACACTCGGAATATGCAACCACTGCATAGTCCTTACCCCTGGGGCAGTACACCTTCTCCTTCTCCCCGAGCTCGGCGGCCTGAACCGGCTCCTTCTTGAGCCACGTCGCCTGAACCGCTTCCACCCGATACAAGATCGGCTTCGGACTCGCCTTCACCACAGGCGTAGCCGGGTTTTCCGTCTTCGCTCCGTTCTCCTCTACCAGCCGCAGCAGCTTGCTCGCATAATCAGGATCCGTGGCGTAGCCCTGCTTGACCAGCTCTTTCGCTGCCACCTCAAGCGTCGGCGCCCGATCCACACCCTCGTACTTGTCCCAGTCCTTGTACCACCGGGTCACGAGATACTTCACACATGCCCCGAGGTCGGAAAAGTCCAAAAACTCCGCCGAGATCGTGATCCACTTGCCATCCACAAACTCGCGAGTCTCATGCGTCGCACCCTGAGATCCCGCAGCCTTCAGCCCGAAGTAGTTGTGCCGCCCGCTGGTGTGCTTTCCGTAACCGGACTCCAAAGCCCACTGCGCAGCTACCAGCTGCACCCACTTTGCACCAGCGTCTTTAGCCGCCTGCACCACACCTTCCCACGTATTGGCGTAGCTCCGACTGCGCGATGCCATGAACCAAGAGCGAATAGTGAAAGTCTACCCAACACGCTTGCGCACGCTACGCCAGTAGTTTTCTTCAGCTTTAGCCACAGTAGCTTTAGCTTGTGCTACCCGGCTGCTCTTCCTAGCACCTCTTTTCTTTAAGTTCCAATCATAAAAAAACTGGGCATCCTCCACCAAACGATGAAGGAGCCCATTAGGTAAACGCTCTGCAATCCGGTTTAAGCGAGCCAACAACCGAGACCGCAGCTCGCAATCGTTCATCAGATAGCAGATGCAGTGTTAGAACCAACTTTAGTTACCGCCGGCTTAGATCCAGCTGTTTGAGGCACTAAGCGAATCGCATCATCCTCAATAACAATTTTGAGTTCATCGCCAGGCTCTACACCGAACTTCTCAGAATAAGTCTTGCCAACCAGAATAACCCCAGTGCGATGCACGGTGGTCATAAACTGAGCAGTCTTACCCGGCTTCTTACTGGTCTTAAGCTTCACACCCTTAGCATCAAGCAGCGCTTCGTGCAGCTTGTTGATCAACAAGCGCTCAGTACCTTTATCTGTAGTCTTCACATAGCCAGCTTCACGGGCAAGCTCGGCTTGATCCATGTCGGCATTGGCTTTCACAAACGAAAGCAGCTCCTGTCCAGTCAGCATCGGTCAAAAAACGCTACAAGCACAGCCTAACACCTAAAGCGCTATTTTGCGTCAGCCCAGGTAGTACCAAAAGACGCTTCTGCCACGATAGGTACCTGCTGACAAACCACCGAACCAGCAGCTTCCATGGCAGCTGCTAAGCGTTTCGCCCATTTGTCTACCACCTCCTCTTCGACCTCGAGGACGATCTCGTCGTGCACCATTGCGATAAGCAGCGCTTCGCCTGCCCGGGCTGCGTTGATTTGCTTCCATATCATGGCAAGAGCTATCTTAGCAATATCTCCCGCAGTACCTTGTACCTGCGTGTTGATACGAGTTGTGTATTTATCGTTAAACCCTGTTAGTATGCGCCTCCGTCCATACCTAGTAAATACAGCTCGTGTTGTCTTATTACCTTCTTCAGTTTGCCACTTATATAGCTGCGGGTAGGCTTCCCTAAACCCAGTAACTAGCTCCTGCGCCTCTTCTAACACCATATCCACACCATATTGTGCAACAGCTTGCTTCCTCAACGTAGCAGCTCCAGCCCCATACAAAAGTCCAAAATTACAAAGCTTAGCTGATGTCCGTTCTTTCTTCGTAATACTATCAGCACTTTTACCTGTTACCAAAGCTGCAGTTTCCGTATGCAGATCCCTACCAGCACGGTACGCGGCAAGCATGCGCTCCTCCCCAGAAAGCTCCGCTGCTACACGCAGCTCCACCTGTGAGAAGTCGGCCACCACCAAGCAGTAGCCCTCCCGAGCTCGGAAAAGACGGCGGAACTCAGCTTCCCTGGGTACCTGCTGCAGGTTCGGCGAAGAACAGCTGAGCCTTCCTGTCTCCGTACCCATCTGCCTATACCCGGCATGAATCCTGCCATCTGGCCCGATCGATTCCAGCAGCTTCTCAATATGAGACACACGAGTCACAGCCGCCTTCCACTGCATGTACATCTCCACGAGCTCGTGCTCCCCCTTCAGAAACGCCAGCAGGTTCTGATCCAGGCTCGGTGCCCCCTTCTCATCCGGCGGCAGCAATATCCCCGCTTGCTCAAAGCGCTCTGCCATCTGCTTCGGCGAGCGCGGATTAAAGCCCTTGTAGCGCTTCGTCCCCAAGCGAATCGACCCCGAGTCCTTCTCCCGGGTATTCAGCGTCCCATCGTCATCGCGCGGTAGCCACACCCCAGGCTCATCCGGGTTCTCCCGCTTGATGGCCTCATCCAAGGCCTCGAGGAACACAGTCTTAAGCGTCTCAGCATTGTCTTGCAATGAGACTTGCAGAGCTGCGGCAGCCACCGCATCGAACCCGAACCCGTTCCACTGCATCCGCGCAATCGGACGCAGCGCCATCATCTCCAGCCGAAAGACGTCCCACAACGTCACCGAGGGCGACACCTCGGAGTCTTTCAGTGCCTCTACAAGCGCTGGCACCATCCGTGGAAGGCACACAGCGTCTCGTGCTGCGTAGCGCACCATCTCGTCCGAGATCTCGCCACTCCAGTCCGCCTTCTGCAACTCCTTGTCGAGCGGCACCTTCAGCACTCGGTTCACCAAGCTTCCGAGATCGTTCTTGGCTCCTGTGCCGTTGTTGACCACCTTGGCGGCCACCATCGTATCGAAGATCGACCCCCCGAGCTCGACGCCCTCCCCAGCGAGGAAGTTCAAGTCAAACGCCGCGTTCTGCAGCACTTTGTGCTTCGGCCCCTCGAGCAGCACCTTGAGCTGCTGCAGTCCAGGTGCATCCCAGGGAAGCTGACGCTTGCCGCCCTCGCGCCACGCCTCCACGTCCACAACCAATGCGTAGTCGCAACTCGCGACTTGGATGAGACGCACGCGATTTGCCAGCGGATCAAGGCCGGTGGTCTCCGTATCCACGCCAAGCGGGCCGGTCACCTCCCCGAGCTCGGAAACCCTACGGGCCAGTAACGCCGCCGCCTTCGGCCCCCGGATGAAGTCGAAATCAACATTATCTAAAGCTTCCTTGTGCGCGAGCGATTCAGTTGAGGGCATACTCAGTTAAATGCGAGTGTTTGCATGGACAACATTGCCTTTAGCTTTGCGCAAGAAGCAGCATTGCGGCAGGTTGATGAGTGCACCAATATAGCAGACCTAAAAGCTCTAGCTAAGAGTCTCATTAAGTCTCACTTTACATCTCGCAGCTTCATAGCAACGCTACTGCTGCGAGATGCGTCCACCCCTATCAGCACCAGCTACCTGACCGAGCTCGACGACGAGCTCCCTTGGCGCCGGGGCTGATGCTCACCGCCTAGATGAAGTACCACCCCACCCGGTGTCGTCCCAGTCTCCGTAGTCCTGCGTAGAGAGGGGGGTCCTATATACCCCCGAGGCCGTGTCCAAAACCTCGGAGCCATTCTCCGAAACGCCTGTGCTGGAAAGGGTTTCAGCCTCGAAGGTTTTGGACAACCCCTCCTCGGTGTCCGAAATGTCCAAAACCTCAGGGCCACTTTGAGGGGAGTTTTTCCCCAAGTTTTCCACAGACAGATCAGTCTCATGCGTCTCAGTTGAGACTGCATCCGCCTGAACCGTTTCGACCTCGGGAGTTTTGGACACTTCGAGGTTTTGGACATTTTCTGCCTCACCCTGTCCAAAACCCAAATCCCTTCCCCTGGAACCGTTCTCGAAGAAAAGAGGGGGGTTTTGGACATTCTGTGGCTCTGTTATAGGACCCTTGACAGAAAATCCTGTGCAAGGGCGCCCCCCTTTCTGTCCCCCCTGTCTCACCACCGACTCCTCCACGAGACCGGCAACAACCCACCGCTGCACCCACCGCTTCACTGTCTTCTCACTCACACACGTCCCCGGCCCCCTGCGCCCCGCCAGCCGCGCATTCAGCGCATAACGCAGCTCCTTGGCCGTCATCGGCACCTCAGCCTCCTTGAGTAGCCCGAGAACGATCGTCCGCGGTTGCTCATCCCCGTTGCCTCCGTTCTCCCGGGTCACGGTCGGAGTCAGGTCCTCGATGCTCAGCGCCTCCTCGATGTCCTCCCGCACTAGGAAGCGATCACCACCCCGCATGCCCCGGCTCTTGTCGATCTCGAGGATGAGCGCATGGTCGCCGTACTGCGCCCGATCCTCATCCGTTAGATCCTTGAGCTCCCAGGTCTCGTGCACCGCGTTCCGCAGCGTGTCCGTCCCCCGGAACTTCGTGCCGTCCTTGGTGTTGTGGTGGATCCACAGGAACGTCGTCGCCGGAAACGCCGTGCCGTTCTCCCGCGCCAAGCGGTACAGCGTGTTGGCGTACTCCTTCTCGTACTCCTTGGCGGCGATCATCATGCTCACCGAGGTCAGCGAGTCCACCACCACGAGCACCGGCTTGATCTCCTCCAGCCACCGCACCAGCACCCGATACTGGCTCTGCTGCCACTGCGGCTTGAAGTGCATCCAGCGATCAGCCCCGCTGGAGTCGATCCCCTGCTGATCGAAGTATTCCGCATAGTCCGTCATCGACATGTCATTGCCGATGAACAGCACATTCCCCGAGACCGTCGGCTCCACCGTCAGCCCCCGCACCTTCATCGGGCGCTTCTGCCCCACGATCTTGGAGATCAACACCGCCAGCCTGGTCTTACCCATACCGCCGCGGGCATGCAGCATCACCGAGGACGGCTTCGACAAAAAGTCCGGGATCAGATAGTCCCGGTCACCACGCACCTTCTCCTGCCACAGCGGATCCGTTACCACCTGCTCCTGGTGCAGCAGAAACCGCTCGAGCGCGGACTCCACCTGTGGCCCCGACTTGTAGACGTGCGTCAGCCCTGAGTCGCGCACCAGCTCCATCAGCTGATAGTGCGCAAGCTCCGCGTTGTCGTACCCGTTGATGATCCGCTCCGCTGTCGTGAAGAACTCTTCCCCCGTCAGCCGCTTCAGCGGCGCATCCTTGATGGTGACCTCCGTCGCCGTCGCACACGCCGGATAGTCGTACCCGAGCTCGCCGGCCAGCTCTGCCACATAGGCCTCGAGATCGGGCCCATTCGGTCGCCCCGCGTGCATGTCCTTGGTGCGGATCTTGTGCACGAAATCGAGGACGTCACCCCCCACACCGCACGCTTTGCAGTCCCAGCACCCGGTCTCTTCGGCGTACTGGAACGTGGTCCCACTACGGCCGCCATGCCATGGGCACCCACTCATCCGTTGCGGCCTCTCCCCGCTGCGGCTCTTCCACCCGTACTTGTCGAACACCTCGTGGCGGAACACAAGCTGCTCCAACCGAGGCCGCAGTAACGACTGCACCTCCTCCTTGAAGAACCACCCGCGGATCTGCCGCGGCGGCACCGCCGTCAGCCCCCCGAGGTCGCTCATGACCTCCTTCTGCTCCGCCTCAGACAGCCACTGCACCGGCTTCCGGTACGGCCGCAGCACATCCAGCACCCACTGCGGCGCCGTCGCTACCTGGCCCTCGTTGTAGTTGAGGAACCGATAGGGCTGCTTGGTATCTGGGTGCGGTGACCCCGGCACAACGCTCTGACATGCGTTGAACCGCAGCACAACCTCTTCGTAGGCCGCCCCGCTGATCGCATCCACGTCACCACCGGCACCACGGTTGGTGTCCCCATGCCCCAGATGCCATCCACCGTCATCGGTGCGCAGAATCAGCGTCTTGACATGCTCGAGCTCGGCCACCAACCGCTTTGGCACCTGGTAGAGGATTTGCCGCCGCCCTTGCTTACCCGATGTCCACGACATCGTCCGCTCCTCGCCATAGGGCTCGTACTCAGCGCCAGCTACATCGCGGTAGCGCGCATCTGCCTCAGGCCCGTCGATGTCGAGAGCAATCAGTCCCCCCGAGAACGATCCTGTCACCACGCCCAGGCCCACGTAGTCCTGCCTGAGCTGGTATGCCGTCATGCACTCAATCCGCGTCAGCGGCTTTGTGCTCCACTCTTTGACGAAGGTGGCCTTGCCAGCTACTGGCACAAAAGCCCACCCATCAGGGAACACGTCTCGCCGTAGCAACTCAATGGCGCGACCTTGTAGCAAGTCTGCACCGTTGCTTTTGTTCTCGTTGTCCATTACGATCTGTGGAAGCAAGTGAAGGCCAAGACCCCCTGCCACCCGCAGGGGGTTTTTTCTTGGCCGTGGTTCACCGTAACCACCCCCAGCAGGGGGCACAACCCGCCTGCATGAGTCTCAATAGACTCATCGATTTCTGCACAAGCGTCCGGGTAGCGTTGACAAGATCACGTCGATCCCCTAGGATCTGCACAAGAGGGCGGTAACCCCCGCACCTCTGGCACATCACCCACTATTCGAGGGATTTCGCCACATGTCCGCATTCCTGTCACCCGACGCCATCGAGGAGATCTCCAAGGAGTCGTCCGGTTCCGGCCGCTACCTGAACCCCTCCAAGATCACCGAAGAAGTCCGAGTGCGTTTCTTCGGCTCCGGTATCACCGGCTTCGAGGCTTGGACCAACGACAACAAGCCCATCCGCTGGGAAACCAAGCCCGAGGAGCTGCCCGCCAACATCCGCCAGCAGGAGGGCTACCAGACCGTTAAGCGTTTCATCGCCGGTCTTGTCTATGACTACTCCGCTGACGACTTCAAGATTCTGCAGATCACGCAGAAGACTCTGATGGATCAGCTCTTTAAGTTCATCTCCGACGAAGACTACGGCGACCCTACCGCCTATGACGTCAAGATCGGAAAAACCGGCGAAGGTAAAAAGACCGAGTACACCCTAGTCGCCGCACCTCCTAAAGCGATCAAAGCTGACATTCAAAAGCGCTTTGACGAACTCAAGTGTGATCTGAACCGTCTATTCGACGGCGAAGATCCATTTGCTGAAGCCTCCGCTTAACCCTATCCAACGGGGGAGCTTAAAGCTCCCTTTTTCTTTTACACCTCGATGGATACCACAAAGCTGCTGGGTCGCAACATCCGCTTCCACCTATTCCGCACAGAACTCACACTGCGCGATGTTGCCGAGTCCGCTGGAATCTCTCCATATTCCCTGGGTCGCATAGCCAGCGGCAAAACCAAGCTGATCGACCCGAACATTCTCACAGATCTCATGCGCGTCTTCAAATGCGACGCCAACGCACTCCTGCTCCCCCTCGAGGGCGTCCCCTATGACAACTGACGCCATCCGCGGCCTCCCCAAGTATGAACCGGTCCGCTCCCACGAGAACGGTGAGCGCAGCTACTCCACACCACTCGGTCCTTGCAGCTCTGTTACCACAATCCTGAGCAGCACCCGCGACAGCACAGGCCTGCAGGCCTGGCGCGAATCCGTAGGCGAAGCCCGCGCTGACTTCATCTGCAACCTGGCCAGCTTCCGCGGCACCCGCCATCACGACGCTGTTGAGCGCTACCTCCTCGACGGCACTGAGCCCGGCTTCGACTTCCTCAACACCCCCTACTGGAATAGCTCACGAGCCTTCCTTGACCGAGTGCGTAAACCTCTCGTGATGGAAGGTGCCATTTATCACCCGCTTCGCTACGCAGGAACATTCGATTGCATCGCCTACTTAGACGACGACGGCGAGCAGCCCTCTCTACTTGACTGGAAAACCGCGGACAAGCTGCGAAACCCCGCGAAGATGTACGAGTACTCACTTCAAGTAGCCGCATACGTAGCCGCGGCCAACTACGTGTACAAACCTCAAGGGCTAAACATAACTCGCGCCCTGATCGTTGTTGCTATCCCCGACGAAGCCCCTCAAATTGAGGAACTCTCCCCCCGGCAGCTCACGCAGTACATGCAGCACTTCGAGGCCCGCATCAAACGTTTCACCCGAGCACGTGCATGACTGAGACGACACCTATTCACGCTCTCGTATCCAACGTCATCGGTGGCGCCCTACTCGTACAGCACGCCCAAGCACGCGGCATCGACCCCACCCACCTAGAGGACACAAACAGTGCGGACACGATGGAGCTCTACCGTGACCTAACTACAAAAACAGGTCTGAACTTTGAAATTACAGCTACCCACGTGCTGGCATCTCTGTGTGCGCTTCTCACCAATGACGACATCAGCACGCACAACGTCCAATACCTAGCTCGCACACTCTGGCAAGTGCTCGGCGATCCCAAGCAGAACGGCGACGAACCACCCCCGATCTACACCGAGGCCGGCAAAGCCGTCTACGCCTGGGTTCTCGTCTTCCTCTATCCCCGCTACCTCAACGACTGATCATGCTCATCGGCATCTACTCCCCCGCCGCCGGCAGCGGCAAATCCACCATCGCTGATCACCTCGTCACCCACCACGGCTACACCCACCTCAGCTTCGCCGAGCCCTTGAAAGCCATGATCAGCACCCTGCTGCTGGACTTCGGCTACAGCGCCCAGGACGCCCACCACATGACGCACGTCGCCAAGACTGCGCCCCTCCCCGAGATCGACGAACACGTCGACGCCCGCCACCTACTCCGCACACTTGGCACCGAGTGGGGCCGCGACTGCGTCCACCCCGAGATCTGGCTCCGCTGCTGGACCTCCCGCTACATGCGCCTCCACCTCCAGGGCGTAACCAAAGTGGTCGTCGACGACATGCGCTTCCCCAACGAAGCCGCTCTCCTCGATCGCTTCGGCGCCCAGCTCTGGAAGGTCACCCGCCCCGACATCAAACGCAACACCCGCCACGCCTCCGAGGGCAGCCTCGATCACCTCCGCGCCCTGGCTGACCCCGAGAACGATTACTCCATAGGCTTAACGCACATTATTGATAACAATAAATCGCTGGAAGCCTTATACGCTGATATCGACGACATCGTAGCCTTTAACGAGTACACGGTATCCGTATGACAACCATAACTGTCCTTGAACTGCGTCAGCAGATCGAACAGCTAGAAAAGCACATCACGGCCACCCTTAACGACTTCAGCGAGATTACCGGAACAACCGTCGACGACTTAATCATTACTCCTGTTTCTCGCTTCGGTTCTTCCTCTACCGCATACTACGTTCAGCTAAAAATCACCGTCTAGTGGACTCTCATCTCGCCACTGTGCTGCCCCAGTACATACGCCTCACCTCCAGCGCATCCGCTGAAACAATTCGCCGTAACCCAGTCACTGGTCCATACAGCGAGCTGTACTTCAGAATCGCGAAGCAGCACGGCCTCGCTCACGCCCGAGCCTGGCTCCTCGGCTCCCTGGTCCGAGATCTCCACAGCTCACCCGCCGCCTGAGCCTGCCGCCTGAGCCATGTCGGATCTCATCTCCAAGTACCTCAGCGACATCGCCCGGCACCCGATCCTCTCCCGCGAAGCGCAGCTCCGCCACGCTTACCGCATCCGCGCCTGGGTCGACTACACGCCACCCGGTGCCTCCGAGCCCGATCGCACAGCCGCCCCCGCTCACGTTGCCCGGCTCGGCAAGCGCTCCCTGGACATCATGGTGCGCACCAATCTGCGGCTCGTTGTTCACCTCGCCAAGCGCTACCAGAACCGCGGCCTCGAGCTGAGCGACCTCATCCAGGAGGGCAGCCTCGGCCTCATCCGCGGTATCGAGCTCTTTGACCCTACTCGCGGCTACGCCTTTAGCACTTACAGCTACTGGTGGATTAGGCAGTCAATATCACGCGCGCTCTACAACTCATCCCGCACAATACGGCTACCGATTAACGTACAGGATTTAGCTACAAAAATCCGCCGCACAATACACACATTAACTGCAGCTTATGGCAGGCCCCCCACCCTCGAGGAGCTGAGCACCGAGCTCGACCTCCCCTGTGAGCGCATAACCGAGACCTTAGTCAGCTGCACCATCACCGATTGCACGTCTATTGATTCCCTTTGCCAGCTATCAGATACATCTATTCTCGAGGTACTCACTACTGACAACCCCACCATCAACGAATCCCCGGACCTAGCGGTTCTATCCACCGAGCGCGAAGAGCTGCTCTACCGCGCACTCGGCACGCTCGATCCAACACAACATCTGATCGTGCAATCACTGTACTTTGAGAAGCGCAGCTTGCATCAGCTATCGGAAGAGCTGAACATATCGCGATATCGCATCTCCGCCATGTACAAAAAAGCCCTACACAAGCTACGTGTAGAGCTCTCCTACACTTGGGAAGCTTTCGACGCTTAACCGTAACACTATTCTTGTAAAATTTATATACATACATTTTTTCTAGGCCAGGCCGAGATGTCTGCACCCTTACCCCAGTCTCACTGCGACGCAAGGCGAGACTCAACCTGAGACACAATGAGACTCAAGCCCCTTAGGTGAGACTCATGAGACTCACTGAGGTGGCTTGACGGCTGCGCAGCGCCATGCCAGACTGAGCTCACGCGCGCACATCATGCGCGTTTTCGTCTTCCTTGGCAAGCCGCTCCGGCGTATTGCTTGACAGGATCCCGAACTTGTGCAACCATTCATGGCATCGGAGCACAGCCGCCCCGCGGAGCCTAGGCCTCAGGCCAGCTCCCCGCGGCTGCGCGCCGGTACCGGCTCCGGCCGGTTGCTTGACAGATCGGCGCCTTGTGTGCCACACTTACGTCAGTTCGAAACCACCGATGCGTTAAACGCAGTGCGCAGCCGATAAAGCGCGGCCGGCCGGGCGGATCCCGGAGCTATAGCAGCAGTGCGCCCAAACTGACTGGGCGCTAGCTCTTGCACCTCACGTACGGCCTGTTCGGATCACACCGAACACGAGGACCGTCGCCGAGATTCCCGAACGCCATAACGATGGGCGATAGAGGGTGAGGCGGCCAGTACCCGATGGCTGGGGGCAAGTAGGCGAACGCGGAACCTCCTGCAGGAGGGCGCACTGCATGTGTCTTTACCGATCCCGCTGCTGCAGGGGGATCAACGCTGCCCCCGACAGGGGTCACAGCGGGTGCGCCAGCCCCTTAACGCCTGGCCTGCAGATACACCCCTTAGGGGTAGCCCGCCGCTCCGGCTTCACTAGGACGGCCAAGCCCTGGCAAACGGCTCTGCCAGGCACAAACCATCTCCCCCAGAAGTTCCCCCTGGCGCACTGCGTCCGGGGGTCTTTTGGCTGAGGTGCTTTGCATCTCATGTCCCCAAGCTGTGACCAGCATGCGTTTTGCTTCCCGCCGCGCCGATGTACCCGGCTACCTGGAGTTCATCTGGCGCTCCGATGTTGAGCGCCCCGAGGGCGTCAACCCCCAGGCCATCGCCCTCATCACCGACGCCGATGGTGCTTACCACGGCATGTACGGCCTCCACACCGTGACCGGCCTCACCGTTTCCGCAGTCAAGGCGGAACTGTTCGCCCTCATCGAGGCCGGCCAGTGATCACCGAGCACGCCACCGCCGAGCACTTCGCTCGTTGGGAGTCCCACGCGGCAACTCTGGATTCCCACTCCCTGCGCTACGTCATCGCGGACTGCCACCAGGCCGCCGCCGGTATGCGCGGCTGGAATCCCGCCCGCGAGGGCTATTACCTGGACCAGGCGTCCACCTACGGCATGGAGCTCACCCGCCGGAACCGCTCTCTGCCTCCCGCTCTCCGCAACCGCTGACATGTACTGCAACGACTGGTTCGAAGGCCGCGCCGCCATCCGCGCCCTACCCATCGAGTGCGTCATCGACTGCTCCCACCAAGGCGACTGCGACGCAGACGTCTCCTACTGGGTGGACCACCTCGAGTTCGACGGCCCCGCCTGGCTTTTCCGTCAGTACCTACGCGGCTTCGGCGCGTGGGACCGCACCGACCTCTGCGACCACAACGAGAACCGCAAGCGTGTCCTCTGGACCTGGGCTTGCAGCTGCGCCGACGACCCTGACGTCTACGAATACCTCTACCTGGAGTGACCGTGACCTACGAAATCTTCTGCACCATCACCGACGACCTCGGCAGCCGCTGTAACCCCACAGGCATCTGGGGCTACAGCCGCGCCGATGTCGTGCTTGAACTTGCCGGCCTCACCCGCCGCCACCCGGACGCCACCTTCCACATCGAGGAAGTGTGGCCCGAGGACGCTTTCAACGCTTTCTGAACCATGCAAACCCACTTCCGGGAAGTCGCCTTCCCTCCCGTTACCGCCGAGCAGCTCGCCTCGGTCGGCATCGACCGATCCGACCTCTACTGGTCGGCCACTTTCCGCTGTTGGCGCTTCTGCGGCGCCACCGCCGCAGCCTCCCCCTACTTCACCACAGGCCAGATCCTCCACGAGCTCGGCCTCACCCCCGACCCCCGCGCCTGACTCCCATGCTCCTCATCGACGCCTCCACCGGTACCGTCCTCACCGCCGAGACCTGCTACCTCCTCCCCGACGACGCCCTAACCGAGACCGAATGGGAGGCCCTTAACGACATGTCCGACACCGAGGCCGCCGAGCTTGGCCGCTTGCGCGGCACCCCTGTACTCCCCCGCTGACGCTCCCCCGGAGCTCTACCTCTTTTGTGGGCGAGCTCCCTGGGCGCCTCGCCCTTTCTCTTCACAAGCTGTAGACAGCATGACCAACCCCAACGGCCGCGTCCTCTACGAGGGCCCGTCGATGCTGGACGGCGCACCGATCGTCGTCATCGCCACCGGCTTCGCCGCGCGCTCCGGTAACGCCAAAACCGGCGCCATGATCCAAACATGGATCCTTCGCGCCGACATACCGCCGCACCACGCCTTCGCCTCCGAGGACGGCGCTTCCGTCTGCGGGGACTGCCCGCACCGCCTTAACCGCACCTGCTACGTCCAGTGGTATCAGGCGCCCCTCAGCGTCTGGAACTGCTGGCACCACGGCGCCGGCTACGCGCCGGCGCAACCTGCTGACTTCGACGGCTTCGACCTGCGCCTCGGCTCCGCCGGTGACCCGGCCGCCGTCCCCAGCTGGATCTGGGAGCCGATCCTCCCCCGAGTCCGCAAGCGCACCGGCTATACCCACCAGTGGCGCCGCGCTGTCGGCTCCTGGCTCCGCGGCGTGGTGCAGGCGTCCTGCGACTCCCTGCAAGACCTCGCCGATGCCCGCGCCGCCGGCTGGCGCACCTTCACCGTGCTGCCCCTCGGCGCCCCCGACCCCATCGACACCGTCCACTGCGCCGCCTCCACCGAGCGCGGTAACAAAACCAACTGCGCCACCTGCGGCCTCTGCGACGGTGCCTCCGCCGACGTCGCCATCTGGGCCCACGGCTCCCGCGCCGCCCACGTCCAACCCACCCCCGCCCTCGCATGACCCGCCGCCCCACCCCTCCCTGGATTCGCGCCGAGCACCTCGCCGGCTTCCTCCTCGGCCTGGCCCTCGCCGCCATGGCGATCGACTACGGATACCAACGCCCCACCAACACCCTCCCGAGCCTGACGCCCATTCACTACCCCGGCCCATGAGCGACTGCCCCGACCCCCGCCCCCTCAGCCCACCAGACCCTGAGCCCGCCGCCCCACCCGTGCGCGTCTGGCACTTCCTCTCCGCCGACCACGACCACGAGCACTGGACCGAGTGCGCCACCGAAGCGGAAGCCCTCTACACCGAGTACGGCCTCCGCGGCACCCCATACGAAGTCATCTGCACCCTGGAGCCCGCGCACTAACGTGTGAGCTTCTGCTAGCTTCCTTGCGTTCATCACAACTACCTGCTACAAATCACCCACATGCGCACTTCCCCCCAACGCACGACCCGCTCCTATTCCCCCACCGGCGCCATCGGCCGCCGCCTGTCCACCGCCCACGAGCTCCAGCTCCAGTCCCAACGCATCACCGCCGAGCTCACGGCTCACCGCCACTGGCTCTGCGAACGCATGCAGCGCCTCGATCTCGACCGCATCGAGCAAGGCGACCTCGTCGTCACCCGCAAGCTCCGCCACCGCTGGACCTACACCCCCGAGACCGAGGCCCTCATGGAGGCCCTCCGCAAAACCCAGCTCCGTGAACAGGCCGAAGGCCTGGCCACCGACGACCCCACCGTCTACGTCGCCCTCACCACCAACTACCAGCCATGACCATTACTGCTCACCTCACCGCGCAGCAGCTCCACTGCACCGTCGCCTCCATGGAGCGCCACGGCGGCGGCTTCTGTCGCGCCCTCGCCCAGGCCTGGTACGTCGCCGACCCGCGCAACAAGCAGCGCATCGAGATGGCCTTCGGCCACATCCTCGAGGACTTCGCCCCCGGCACCCGCTTGTACGAGGGCGCCCAATGAAGCGCCTCGCCCTGTTCGCGGCGCTCGCGCTCTGCGCGCCGGATTCCGATCGCTGATAGCCATGGCTGAAGTCTGGACGCCTGTAACCGATCCACGGTTCGCTCCCTTCTATTTAGTTTCTTCAGAAGGTCGCGTGAGATCACTGGATCGGCTTGTAAGGGAACAAACAGGAAAAGAACGCATGCACAAAGGTCGAATAGTCATTCCCAAAAAGACCGGCGCGTACTTAGGCGTTTCTTTGTTCCATGAAGGTCAAGGCACGCGCTTTTATCTTCATCGCCTTGTTGCCGAAGCCTTCCTACCGAACCCAGAGAACAAGCCATGTGTCAATCACATCAACTTCAACCATTCCGACAACCATGTATCGAATCTTGAGTGGGTTACTTACCAAGAGAACTCAGCACACGCTGTCAGTCACGGACGGTTTGGATGCGGCAATCCAGTCAAAGGATCCTCGCATCCCTCCGCGAGACTCACAGAACAAGATGTCATTGATTTGCGTCGTACCTGGCAGCCAGGGAGCTCTATTACTGCGCTGGCGCATAGATACGGCGTTACCAACCGGGCGCTTTATCAAGCACTTTGTGGCAGGACTTGGAAGCACGTTATTCCTACTATCGCCCTTAACTGGCCAAGCCCGTCCAGTGATTGCAACGGTTTACGATAGTTATTACGCAGGCCGCACCACCTACTGCGGCCAGCGCTACGACCACTGGGGCTACTCCGCCGCGCACCCCTGGCTCCCCTGCGGCACCCGAGTGCGTGTTTCCCACCGAGGCCGCTCCCTCATGGTGCCCATCACCGACCGCTGCGACTGCAGCTCGCTCGATCTCAGCGCCGGCGCTGCCTACCGCCTCGGCGTCCCGCTCGACGGCATCGCCACCGTCCACATCTCCTACTGAGTCTCATGAGTCTCACCCTTCCCTCCATCCACCTCAACGGCACCGGCCGCAAAACCCTCGCCGACGGCTACTTCGCCGCCTGGAACCGCCTCAACGAAGCCATCGAGGCCTTCAACGCCATCGAGTTCAACTGTCGCGACTACTACGTCCAACCCGCCGGCGCCTGGGCCCAGGCCGGCGCGGAGCGCTCCGAGGCCGCCCGCAAGCTCCACGAGGTCCACAAGTACCTCGAAGCCCACCTCATCCACCTCGGCGAATGAACGACCCCTCCTTCAACCTCGCCATGGCCGCCCGCGTCGGCGACTCCTGGTACACCCACCTCGGCGCCGTCGAGGCCGCCATGGCCGAGGACGACCGCATCGCCGGAGCCCGCTGGCGCGCTGGCTGGACCGGCGACGAAGGCGGCTGGTACGCCCCCTGTGGCACCCACGAATCCGACTGGCAAGACGAGGGCTACCCCCTCCCCGAAGACCCCGAGTTCGCCGCCTGGGCCTCCGCCTTCTACCACTACGAAGCCCTCGACGCTGAGTAACCACGCCGCTTCGCGGCGCGGAGGGCTGCGCCTCCGTCATCAACGCAGCTGGCTCCGCCAGCCTTTACCCAACCACCCCACCGCCATGCGCGACTACGCCCCTAACACTGTCTCCACCGCCTACGCCGCCAACGGCCACGGCCCCATGGTCTACGGCCGCTACCGCGACCACGGCTACGCCGTGAACCCCCTCACCGCCCAGGTAGGCACCTTCATCCCCGAGCGCGCCTCCGCCTCCGAGGCCTTCACCATCGCCGGCCTCGACTGGACCGCTGAGCGCCGCCCCGTCACCTTCATGGGCGCCGACGGCCCCATCACCTCCCCCGAGCACGTCGCCATCGTCCGCAGCGACACCGACGGCCTACTCGGCATCCACGGCACCGGCTACACCCCCGTCCAGAACAACGCCCTGATCAGCCTCCTCGACTACCTCCGCGAGGACATCCACATCGAGAGCGTCCTCTCCATCCGCGGCGGCCGCAAGGTCTTCGCCACGGCCACCATCGACACCGAGGACGAAGTCGTCCCCGGCGACCGCGTCCGCCGTTACCTCCACCTCTTCAACTCCCACGACGGCAGCAGCGGCTTCGGCGTCTTCTTCAGCGACGTCCGCCTGATCTGCGCCAACCAGCTCGCCTACCTCACCGGCAAGGCCGTCGGCAACGCTGTCCACGAGGGCGCCGGCCTCCGCCGCAAGCACACCGCCTCCGTCACGCAGTTCGCCCAGCAGCTGCCCCACCTCATCGACCTCGAGCGCCGCAGCTTCGCCCGCTCTGTCGACGAGATGCGCTCCCTCGCCAACGTGCAGCTCACCACCGAGCTCGCCCGCCGCGTCCTCGAGGCCACCTACGCCGACAAGCTCGCCACCCCCATCCGCGACAAATCCACCGGCGACAAGCGCCCCCGCACCATCGCGGACCTCAAAGAGGTCGCCACCATCCGCAACCACTACGCCGGTGACACCGGCCTGGGTATCCGCGACATCCCCGGCGTAGCCGGCACCCTCTACGGCCTCTTCAACGCCATCACCCAGCACGCCACCCACGACACCGGCCGCTCCACCGACTCCACCGAGCGCGCCCGCGCCCGCCTCTTGAGTCTATGGGGCGGGGAAGGTGCTAAACGTATTGAGCGCGCTCGCGCTGCGTGTCTTTCCCTCGTTTGAGTATGAAACTGCCTCCTTTAGGTTCGACACAACGCTTAGATCTAGAGAATAGATTCTGGGCTAAAATCAAACGAACTAATCCCGATTCGTGCTGGGAGTGGCTAGGTTGCCTAAAAGGCTCAGGTAAAGGCTACGGATCTATTCATTTTAACGGTCGTATGGTTAGAGCTCACAGAGTTGCTCTTGCCATAAAGCTAGGACGTAGTCTTTTACCAAGTGAACACGCACTTCATTACTGCGATAATACACGGTGCTGTAATCCTGCTCATTTATACCCAGGAGATCATGCACAGAATATGCGTGATACTGCTACAAGAAACCGTAGGATAGGTTTACGCGGTAGTGACAATGCAAAAGCCAAGTTAAACGACGAGGCAGTCAAACATATTAGGGCTAGTACAGCTACTTTACGTTATTTAGCTGCTAAATATGGTGTGTCTGAATCCCTGATTAGTCTTGTGCGTCGGCGAAAGATCTGGACGCATTTGACAGATTAAAGACGCCTATCGCACCTTTTATGCCCCCGCATGGCCGGCTGAGCCGGCCTCCCTACCCTTGCGCTAGAGCGCCCACCACGCCATGCAGATCCCAGAAACCCCCGAAGCGCTCTTCGAGCACCTCAGCGACAGCAACGTCCGCGAGATGTTCTCCAACTACGACTCGCTGCGCCCCCGCCACCGCAAGCTCGTCCACCTGTTCCACACGGAGCTGACCAAGGGCGAGCTCAGCGACGCGTCCTTCCTGGACACCGTCGTGTTCATCACGCAGCTCTGGCGCTGCTTCAACCGCACCGCCTGCCTGCAGATTGAGCAGCTCCTCGACGACAACGACGAGCTCGAAACCCGCTGGATCAATTCCGCCCTCGACTACGCCCGCGTCGCCCAGTTCATCGAAGCCTGCCTCAACCTCTACGACGCCGCCCCCGACTTCACCGAGCTCGACGGCGAAAGTACCTACCGCATCCACCACACCGCTCCCTGATGACCCTGCCAGACTGAACGAGCCGGCCCGCCCCGAGCGCTGAGCGCCGCCCGGCCCAACCTTCCCCTCCTTCACGGCCCAGCCGTTGCTTTCGCATGGCTTCACCTGCGTTTGCCCATTACGACCTGTGCAACCCCACCACAGGCACTGTCCTTTACCGCACCTACGCAACCACCACCGAAATCCTCGCTGCCAATGCACGCCTCCGAGATCGCGGCATCCCCAGCCGCTACTACCCCGCGGACACCTACCACGCGCCTCTACTACACGATCCGCGCTGAGGGTGGCTTCCTCACCGCCAGCCACGCCGCCGACGGCCCCCCGATCGTGACGCGCCCCTCCCCCGAGGACGCCACCCGCTTCGTCGACATCACCGCCGCCAGCCGCCGCGCCGCCGCCCTGCAACAGCTCGGCTGGCGCGACCTCCGCATCATCGCCGTCTACCTCTCCCCTATCCGCTTGTGATGCGACCCACCCCCACCGAGCGCTACACCGAGCTGATCTCCCTCGCCGAGAGCCACTACGCCCGCCAAGGCTTCGTCAAGTGGACCGACCTCGCCTCCGAGCTCGGCCTCAGCCGCCAGCGCATCCTCCAGCTGCTACAGCAGGCCGTCTGCCTGGGCCACCTCACCGAGGACGACCTCGACCGCTACCGCTCCGAGGCCGCCCGCCGCGCCGCAGCTCGCACCAACGAAAGCCTGCGCCGCGACCTGGAGCGCCTAAAAGTCAAGCTGATCCTCACCCCCGACAACCTCAGCTGGCTCGACTCCGCCCTCGCCGCCGCCCCCCACGGCTCCACCCGCAGCGACCTGATTAACGCCGCCATCACCCACTTCCGCACCGCCAATGCCTGACACCCGCTTCTGGAGCACCGTCTCCCGCTACTGCTCCGAGCTCGCCCCCGTGGTCGGCCCCATCTTCAGCGCCGCCTCCGACTTAGCCGGCGCCATCGACCGCGCCTCCCTACCCGAGGCAGCTCCCACATCCCGGGCCGCCCTCCCCGTACGCTCCGAGCTCGACTGACCACGCCCCTTTGCACCCACACATCGATCCCCTCTCCCTGCCAGATGACAGCTTTCTCGAGCGCGCCCGCGCCATGTGCGCGACCAAGATCCCCCACCTGAATCGCCAAGCTGCCTCTGCGCATCTCCGCCGGGGCAGCTACACCGGCACGCCCTACCACTGCCCCATTTGTGGCGACTGGCACACCACGACCTACGACCGCGTGCAGTCAAAGCGCTTTGCCCGCCGCTTATCCCGCCTACTTCGTACTTGAATGCAAAACCTAAAGCTGTATCAAGCCCGTCTCCAATGTCGCACAGTTGGATTGATGGCATTTGATCTAGAAGACGCTAGGCTCTGCTTGCACGAACTTTACCCCAATGAAACAGTGCTAAGCGTGCTCCTCGCCCCCGAGTGGTTCACCGAGGACGACGCATGACAAACGCCCGCAACACCCGTGTGACATTTACCGTTCCTCGACCTATTTACGAGAAGCTTGTCGAGCTCGCCAACATGAGCGACACAAGTATTTCTGGGCTCGCTAATCGAGCCACTCGTGAGTGGTTGGAGGAGAACTACAAGCAGTTCATCGCTTTTTATTCAAAAGACAAACCAGCGATGCAAGAGCGCTGGAAGTAACAATCAACCAAAGCAGTCATCATGAGAAACAACACTGTTTTTACGATCGGCATTACCGTCGCATCTCTTGCGGCTCTCGCTTTTGTCCTTTGGGGGCTTCCTCAATTGGGTGTTTACAACCGCACCTTGGCGGGCAGAGCCTCATTGATGGAAGCTGAAAGCACGCGCCAGGTGAAAGTACTCGAAGCAAAGGCCAAGAAAGACGCAGCGTCGCTCGAAGCGGAAGCCGAGATCGAACGCGCCAAGGGTGTTGCAGAAGCCAACCGCATTATCGGTGATTCACTGAAGGACAATCCGCGATATTTGCAGTACCTCTATATCGTCGGTCTGCAAGAGGGCAGCGAGAAAGGTAATCGCACAATCTATGTACCTACCGAGGGCGGTCTTCCTGTTCCGACGCTGGGCATCGAGAAATGAGCGCACGGTATTTGGTCTACCAGATCGGCTGCATCGAGTGTGGTGTGTCGTCTTACCCAATCAAAACCTGCACCACGATTGAGGAAGCCAAGGAGGCGGCAAAATCGCATCCAAGCACTTGGCACACCGAGGGCGGCGAAGGCTACGTCACCATCATCGACCTAGAAGAATGCAAAACGCTTACTGATCTTCCGTGCTCTTAAATCTACACACTTCTCTTCCTCATGACTGACCTTCCCATTAGTGACCTCAAGGTTTTCAACCCGTGTCCAAAAATCGTTTACTCGCCAACGAAGGTAGTCTGCCCCAAGCACGGCACACATCCTCACACAATTAGCAGCAACATTCCTGGCCATGAAGGCACTTGGTGCATGTTGTGCGCTTTGGAACGGCTAGGCCCTTCGCTACCCACAACTGATGAAGACTGAACACCCGATCACCCCACCGCCTGAGCTGGTGCAGCAGTGGCTTAATGCTCCCAGATATACCAAGACGCCAAAAGATGGGACTTTTGTAGTGCAGAAATGTCACTCTCTTTCTGAGAGTGAAGTTATTGCACTGGTTGAGAATGCCGCCCGTTGGGGCGCAGACACTGAGCTAGAGGCGTGCTGTGAGTATGAGGCAACGGTTTATTCAACCGACTGTGCAGACGGTCTCCGTCGCCATCGCCGCCCCGAGCCGCCAAGCCTTAAGGGTAAGGCGTTGGATGAGCTGCAGTTCAGTTTTTCTAGGGGCTACCTGAAGAAAGAGGCTGCTGAAACCATCCGCCGCGCTCTTGAATCCCTGCCCGATTAGTCAACATCACTTCTCACCATGACTGATTACAAACAACTGTGCGCTGAGCTGATTGATGCGCTGGACTCTGGCATTACAGCCGGAGCGATTCGCATGTCCCCGCTAGCCCACCGCGCCCGCGCCGCCTTGGCTGAACCCGATCCCGAGACGGTGGGACCAACGGATGAAGAGCTGAGTGATCTTTGGTCTTGGTCTGCGAGTCAAGATCAAGGCCCTTGGCCTACTCAGCAACATTGTTTTGCCCGCGCTGTTCTCGCCCGCTGGGGCAAGTAGTCCGATCAAC